ACGTTTAGCCATTGTATTCTCCTAGTTTAATCTGTATTAGTCTGCCCAACTGGTATCAGTCAGGCTTTCAGTTATTTCGCGACCTCTCAGGCCACTGGTTTTTTGTTTTGGTTTAGCCATCTGCTTGGCGGCAATATCCTGTTTCTCTTTCCTCACCCATGTGCTGACACAGTGTTGCCATGACGACATTTTATTTTTACCAATCATCCACCCCTTGCTCTCATAGAAATCAAGAAAGCCCTGAGGGTCTACATACCTGTTGGCACCAGTACGATTACAGTGATCAATAACCTCAGTAAGAGTTGGCTTAACAAATGGCGGCTTCTTCTTCTTTTTTTCTGGGGTGATAACCCCCTTATTCCCTGTAGTATTATTTGTATTATTATCTGTAGTATTATCCTTAAACTTTTGTAGGGTAGGGTCATCAACTTTTGTAGGGGAGGGTTGAAACTTTTCTATGGTACCCTCCTCTACTTTTAGAGGGGAGGTATTAAACTTTTCTATGGTAGGGGTATCAGCCATCTGGATGTAGCGATGCTTGACCTGCTTGGTGCCAGGAACATACTCCAACTGCATATTGATATACCCACACTCACTGAGATTCTTTATCCACTTGCTGATGGACTGTACGGAAACCTCGTACAACTCAGCGAAGTATCTATTGGATGCCCAGCAGTATCCCTTCTCATTACATAGAGCAGTGATCTCACCATAGAGCAACTTAGCATTAGCGTTTAGCCTTTTATCATACCTGACGCTGGCAGGTATCATTGCGTAGTAGCCCTTCTTCTCCACCTTATTCACCAGCCGCCACAAATTCAGACAGCTTAATGTTCAGAGCTTCTGATATGCGGATCATGGTATCGAGAGAGGGCTTGCGGTGACGATTCATAATTAGACTGACAGTAGCAGGACATAGCAGCGTGAGCCTAGAGAACTCAATGTGGCTCATGCCATGCAGGTTTAGGTAGTAGCTGATTGCTTTAACAGTATCCATTTTGTTTCTCGGTTTGGTTAGTGAGGTGACATAGTATAACTATATAAATTATTTTACAAGAGGTTATTGACATTAAAATAACATCTTGATATTGTGACACTTCAAACAACAGGAGAGCAATATGTACTATCGAGACGAAGACACCAACCGCACTGGCAGTCCAGACGACTGCTTCAATAGCTTTATGAGTGACATTACTGGTGGTAGATCAGATAATATTGAGGACTATGAGAAACGTCCTATCATGCCAGAGCCTAGTCAATATGCGCTAGAACAAGAAGCTATCCGCAAGGCCGAGCATCAAAAAGATTTAGATTACTTTATGCGTAGACAGATCAATCAGTTTGCCAGAAGCAGTGAGCAACGTGATGCTCTGTTAAAGCAACATGGATTGGAGGTAGAATAATGAGTCAGGCAGATCGAGTTCTTTCATACCTTGAGCGTGGCAATACCATCACTACCCTTGATGCCTTCCAAGAGCTAGGCATTACCAGACTTGGCGCAAGAATCTTTGAGCTGAGAGAGCAGGGTCATCCAGTGCAGTCTAATAGACTCACAGTAACCAACAGGTTTGGAGAAGATTGTTCTATCTCTGAATACTATATCGGAGAGCAGTCAAATGGATAAAGATATTGATTACTTGAATGACCTGGATCGCGGCGAGTTCGATTGCCGTGAAGGTTATCCCCACAAAGAAGGGCAGTCACAAGCCTATGACATTGGATATGGCGCTCGCTATGTCCTTGAACAAATGCAATTAGCAGGAGCAATAGAATGACTAATAAAAAATCCGTATGGGCAACACTGTCTGCAATCGACTGTTCAGCTCACATCGAGAAGAAGGGTCAGCTATCTTACCTATCATGGGCATGGGCTTGGCAAGCACTGAATGAGCGCTACCCAGAGTCCACCTTTGAATACTTTGACCCGACCTTCCTAGAAAATGGCACTGTCGAAGTGTCAGTTGCAGTAACTGTAGAGGGCAAGACCCACACCATGTGGTTGCCAGTTATGGATAACCGCAATAAGTCTATCGCCAACCCCACCACCAGAGACATCAGTGATGCTCGCATTAGATGCCTTGTTAAAGCAATCGCTATGCATGGATTGGGATTGTACATATATGCTGGAGAAGCGTTGCCGGAAGCAGCTAAGACTGAGGTAGTAAGTGAAGAGCAAGCCATTGAGATTAAGGCTCTGCTCGAAAAGTCTGGGACTGATGTTAAGCAGTTCTTGGCTTACTTTAAAGCTGAATCTGTGGACGGTATGCTTGCTGTTAATTACACCAGAGCAGTTGCCGCACTAAAGGCCAAGATAAAGTGATCATCTTAAATGATGAGCAGGGTTCCCCTGAGTGGCTTGCCTCAAGACTGGGCAGGCCATCAGCCTCAATGTTTGGGAAGTTAATCACTGGTAGTGGTAAGCCCTCAAGTTCAGCCGAGTCCTACATTAACGAGATGATCGCTGAGAGATTGACTGGTCGCAGTAAGCCCTTCTTCACCAACGAACACATGGAGAGAGGGAACGCACTGGAGCCAGAAGCTAGGGAAGCGTATGAGTTTATCACTGACTTTGAAGTGGTAGAGACAGGCTTCATCCTGGATGACAGCGAAGAGTTTGGCTGTAGTCCTGACGGCTTAGTTAGCACCGATGGTGGACTTGAGATAAAATGTCCCTCTGATTCGGTACACGTTAGCTACCTGAGAGCAGGTAAGGTGCCGGCAAAGTATTACCAACAAGTGCAGGGATGTATGTGGATAACTGGGAGAGATTGGTGGGACTTCATGTCTTATCACCCTGAAATGCCACACCTGCTAGTAAGAGCAAGACGCAACAAAAAGTTTATTGAAGCAATGGCCGAGCAAGTTCTGGCCGCAGTTGAAACCATAACAACAGAGACGGAGAGATTAGTATGAAAGTTGGATTAAGCATTAAGTTAGACGTAACAAAGATCGACAAAGAGCGACTGTTTGAGGGTGCTAAGGGTACATACCTTGACCTGACTACCTTCATTGATACTGCCGAGCAAGACCAGTACGAGAACAATGGCTTTGTATCTCAGTCAACTTCATCTGAGGAACGTGAACAGGGACTCAAGACTCCTATCCTCGGCAATGTAAAAGTGTTCTTCACTGATGGCGAAGCAGCTCCTGCCAAAGCTACATCTGCTGCCCCTGTCGATGAAGACATTCCATTCTAGTGGAATCCCTTGGTGTAGCCATCTGCGTAATAATAGTAGGTGGCATTCTTACTGGCTTAATTCTGATAACTCTTGATAGGCAGAAAGAGTGGAAGGCAAGGCGTGAGCATAGTAAGAAATAAATTGTATGCCAAATTTGGTATGTTAGGTATGATTTTATATCACTACAAGTCACCAATGGCTTGCTATATAATCCGCCCCTCTACAAACTACTGGGGTTTTACTGTGACTATCGCAATCATTGTTGTAATATGTGGCCTAGCCGCTATTGCATACCAAGACATGGCCTCCTAACGGGGGCTTTTTTAATGGAGTAGATTATGAAGCACATGATTATCCCTGACACCCAAGTCAAACCAGGAAGTAGCCTGAAGCATTTGGAGTGGGCAGGCAAGTATGCTGTAGAGAAGAAGCCAGATGTGATCGTTCACATTGGAGATCACTGGGATATGCCCTCGCTATCCAGTTGGGATGTAGGCAAGAAGTCCTTTGAAGGTCGTCGATATGTAGCTGATGTAGAGGCAGGCATTAATGGCATGAGAGCATTCCTTGACCCAATCAGGGAAGAGCAGAAGCGACTGATCACTAACAAGCAGAAGCAATGGAACCCTAGACTGGTCTTTACCATGGGCAACCATGAGCAACGCATTGAGAGAGCAATTGAATCTGACGCAAAGCTAGAAGGTCTGATAGGGTACAAAGACCTGATGCTCAACGAGCTAGGCTGGGAGGTCTACAACTTCCTAGACGTAGTAGTCATTGACGGTATCGCTTACTCGCATTACTTCACCAGTGGCATCATGGGTCGGCCAGTCAGCAGTGCCAAGCTGATGTTATCCAAGAAGCACATGAGCTGTGTGATGGGTCACGTTCAGGATCGAGACATTGCCTTTGCTAACAGAGCAGACATGAAGCCCATGATCGGATTGTTTGCGGGTATCTTCTATCAGCATGATGAGGACTACCTGACAGCCCAGACCAACAGTAGCTGGCGTGGTGTTTGGATGCTACATGAGGTCAATGATGGGCAGTGTGATGAGATGCCTGTGTCCATGAACTACTTGAGGAAGAAATACGAATGAACTGCTGGATATGTAATGAAGAATTAATTTGGGGTGGTGATCACGACATTGAACATGAGTCCGAGTATTTCCATACTGTGAGCAATTTGTCATGCCCTAATTGCAATGCTTTTGTTGAGGTGTACCAGCCAAAGGAAGAAGAAGTATGAGCTATCTAAATAAGCAGGAAGGTGGAAGTCACTATATGCAGGAGATACAGCCAATCGAATACATCTACAAAAATAAGATTGGTTATATTGAGGGCAACGTAATCAAGTACATCACCCGTCACCGTAACAAGAATGGTGCTGAAGATATTCGCAAGGTTATACACTACTGCGAGATGTTGCTAGAGATGGAATACGACGAGAAATAAATATCTGAATATGCTATAATCGGGGCATGAAAAAAGACAGTCTACTATCCCGAATCGGAGTCTCTGGCTACAACAAGCCCAAGAGAACCCCAAAGCACCCCACCAAATCTCATGTTGTGGTCGCCAAGGAAGGCGATAATGTGAAGACAATACGCTATGGTCAGCAGGGCGTGAGTGGTGCAGGTGCCAATCCCAAGACAGCCAAGCAAAAGGCTCGTCGTAAATCCTTCAAAGCTCGTCACGCTAAGAACATCGCCAAGGGTAAGATGTCTGCTGCGTACTGGGCCAATAAGAGTAAATGGTAATCTTATGCCAGGTATGAAACAGGGCATGACTCGCCCAGATGGAACTAAAAAATCTAATCGCGGTTATCTTGGACAAGTTAAGAGAGATGATGGCGGAGTTATGACTGAATACTCAACGAATGTTGATGACATAAACGCGGCCTTTGGTGACAGTGGGTTTTCCCGCATAGACGAGCGCGGCATAAGGGTTGTTGATTTCCCTACCCTTGTCCCTACCTTGACTAAGGAAGAAGTTGAGACTCTGCGAACACTCCCAGAAGGCGAGCGTATACCACGAGGAATAATAATTAAGGCAGCAGATCATGCAGCTATGAAGCTCCAGAAAGGAGAAAGCCCCTTCTACCAAGACAAGAAAAAAGATAAGTCTTTAATCAAAGCTGCTCCTCCGAGTGCAAAGAAAAAACCAAAGAGTTTAATCAAATAAGTGGTGATCCCATGCCTATGGTAGGTAATAAGAAATACGCATACACTCCTGCTGGTAAATCAGCGGCAATGAAACAGGCAAAGAAAACTGGCATGAAGATGTCGTCTAGCAAAAAGAAAAAGAAATCAATGTTGAGTAAATAATATGAATGGCATATCTTTAGCGGCTTTTGCTGCAAGTAATAGAGGGAAACTTTTTAAAAGTGAATCCCGCAGAACTCCAGCTCAAGGTAAAAGTTTGTTGTCCCCAGCTAATGCTTCTGGCTCTGTTGGTATGCCAAGGCTAAAGAAGAAAAAGAAAAGATTAGCTGAAAGTCCTGCGCCAGTAAACAATGGCTACTCAAGTACTCTAGGGTAATACAATGAAAGGTCTATACGCAAACATCCA